AATGTTGTCATTAAAGCAAGGCGATTCGATAACAACTGTTTTGTTGTTTTTTACAAGCATAATTGCTTCATCGTCAATAAAGTCATTTGTACGGTAAACCAATAACTTTACTTCACCGAATGAATATTCAAAGATAGTACCTTTTTCTAATTTGATTTCTTTGTAATCTGTCTTTTTCATAATAAAACCTCCGTAAAATTCATTTTGTTTATAAGTTATCTTTTTGGAATTTTCTAGTTGAGTTAAACACACACTCAAGTACATTACTGAATTCCGAAATCGCAATGTACACCAAATCAATTAATTATATTCAATATTCATTCTATACTACTTCTTTAGCTGGTCTGATTACCAACGAGCATAGACTATTGTGTTTATACAATAGAAACCAGACTGTACTTCCATATCTCGTAGAGATATCGTGCCTTCCAGTCGTTGAACCTTCGTCCTCTCAAAGAGTAGGAGGGGAATTTTCCATATTCCTTTCGCTTGGCTGCGAATATGTAATCTTGTATAATAATGCCTATTTTATCATACTGTTCACTTAGCATTATTGGTTAGCATATGAACAAACATCAACTTTTCCTGTTTTTCAACTCTATCATATATAATATTCTCTATTATATATTTTTGCATGATGTTAATTATACAATCCTCGACAATATATTTTGACACCCATCTTTAATTTTACTTGGCGATTGCTATATGGTATCACTACCATATAGGGCAAAATCGTTGTGTTGATTCACCTTTACCAAGAATTACTGCAATTGGGGCAATAATAGAAGGAATTAATCCTAATTTACCAATTACGAAACCCAATCCTTTTGATACACCAATTAAACCACTCATTATGAGTGACAAATCTTTTCTATTGGCAATATCCTGAACAGTTCCAACCCAAGTTTGTTTTAATTCATTAAGCTTGTAGGTAATTGACTGTTTTGCTGTTTCCATTTCTTTGTCTGCACTACCAGCAGCATTATCCATAACATTAAGGGCTTTCTCAACACCTTTAAAGTTCTGAATAAGAGCAGCACCAGCTTGAGCCTGTGTACGACCAAAAGCTTTAAGAAGGAAATCATTTTGCTGTTTTTGTGACATCTCATCCCAGATGTCGGCAATTTCTCTAAAATAATCTACTAAACTCTTAAACTCTGTTGTAGAACCAGGTTTAAAAACAGATACGCCTTGGGCATGTTCAGCAGTTTTTGTTAAATCAGCTAATTCGCCTGTAATATTTGCTAAATCAGAAGAGTATTCTTCTGTAGATTCATCGAAAGAACGTAGTCTTAGAGCAACGCTTCTGAGGGACGTGCCACTTTTTTCTGAGTTCTGAAGGACTTCTTGTATACCTGAAAATAAAGCAAAAGCATCTTTTGTAGAAGTTCCAACAGCGGCAAGTGCAGCAGCGGAACGTTCCATACCTTCTACTATATCTTGATTGTCTTCAGCCATCGCATTGCCAAGTGCATTTATATCATCCATTATCTGAGATTTAACATCTTGATATCCGATATCCCACGCCTTCATGATGCTGACGAGTCCTTCTTGCGATGTTGTGGTATCCATACCAGGAGAAATTATAGCAAATTGCGAACTTAACTTAGCCATTTCAGTAGCAGCTTGTTTTGAATTGTATCCAAGACGACTCCAACTACTTGCTTGATCTATGATTTCTTTGGTTGTTACACCCATTTGTTTTGCAACATCATTAGAGTCATAGTAAAACTGTTCAAGTTCAGATGAGTTCATTGCTGTAGTTTTCTTTAAATCAACTAAAGCATAATCAAGTTCTTTTACAGTGCTGAAAGCCTGTTTTCCAAGATTAATAACATCATACACACCAAACATACCTGCCATCTGTGCAGCAATCTGATGGAATCCACTGTTCTTTAATGTATCCCATAATGTTTTGCCAGCACGACCAGCTTCAACTTCGGCATTATAAATCTTTAAAATTTCACCATGAATTTTATCTAAACTCATGCTAGGATTTCCGCTTTCAATTTCAGCATAGTAAGCTCTAATTTTAGCTTTCGCTTCGGAAGACATCTTACTATTCTCTGCTAAAAGCTTATGAATCTTATCTAATTCTTTCTGACCAGATACAAAATTATATCCCTTTTCAGAAGCCGACATATTAGTAACAGTAGCGATAGTATCTTTGATTTTCTTTTCATAATTATCCAATTTAGAAATATCTTCGCTTGTCACCAAACTAGCATCTTTGCCTTTTAATTCATTGAGCAGAGTTTCATACTCTTTAACAGCATTCTTTACTGCTTGCACATTTTCCAAATATGTATCACTTGTCCAACCACCATTTTCAAATCTAGTAATAGTTGCATCATAACCAGATGTTTTCTTAGTATATGATTCAAGACGGTTATCATATTTTGACAGATTAACATTTGATACTTCCTTATCAGTATCAGTTAATTTCTTTTTTGCATCGGCGTTTTCCTTAACTTTTTGAGTATTTTGCTCTAATACATTATTCTCTTCTTTGATGGAATTAGTAGCAGACTCTACAGATGCAGAAACATCCTTGTCAGGAAATGCGTCTTTCCTTCCAGATGAAATATTCGTTTTCTGTCCAATCTTACTTTGTGCATCAGCCAACTTCTCAGCTTCTTTAGCAGCATCTTGATATGCATTACTAATATTCTCCACTTGTTTGACAGCACCACTCGTATTGCCACTCATGTTGCTCATGTTTTTATTAACATTGAGAATATTCTGACTCAGTTCAGAAAGTGACTTATCAATATTCTGGATAGAAGAGAGTAGTGTTTTCGTACCAGAATCATCTACTTTACCAAAAGCTTTACTTAAACTCTGTACTTCTGATACAATACTTGATAACTCTTTTGATAAATTCTCAAACTGTTTAAAATCACCTGTTCCTTTACCAAGAGAATCAAGCATTTTTTCGAGATTAGAAATTACACTTGATAATTTCTTTTCATCGACATTCAATTTGATTTTATATTCTTTGCCCTCAACAGTGTCTAATCTGTCTTGGACTTGTTTCATATCTGAAAGTAGTTTTGCTACATTCGATTTGATTTCTACATCATACTGATATGTACCTGGCATTTTCTACCTCACTTTCTCAAAATTTGATCTATTCTGTTATTTATGATTTTGTCTAAGCGACTACCAAATCCACTTTCAATGTCTCGTTCAACATACATATATGGAGGTAATGATTGATACATCATCCATTTTCCATGACCATGCTCTCCATCCATAAACATATAGTCGAAAGCTGTACTTGGCTGTAAACTTTGACTAAACCAACCGACATATGAATCCATTGCACCTGAATCAACCGAAAAATGAAGAACATTTCCCTTTCCTCGTGTTCTTGTAGAATCAAGAATTTTCATGAAGTTATATGTTCTTTCATAAGACTGTGGAGTATAGTCGTTGTACCAATCTATCAATGAATATCTAACAGATTCTTTTAGAAGTTCATTTGCTTGTGGTGCGACTTCTTCTGCAATATGATTTTCAATTCTGTCTAACTTTTTTTTAAAATCTGCATATATATTTTTTGCCAATTTCATCACCTCCCAAAATTTCACTATTTTTACACTAAAACAGGAGAGCAGTATAACCACTCTCCATAAGAAAAGCTCTATACGCTGTGACACGCATAGAGCTTAAAATTAATACTTCCAAAACTAGGAAATATATGCTATTATATTAATATCTGTGGCAATATAGGTAGATAAGGAATTAATATTTTGGTAGAAACTATTTGCTCGATTGTTACTACAAGTGTTACAGTCTTAGGACTCGTATACACAATTTATAAAGACCATAAAGATGAATAATCTTATGGTAAAAGTTACTTAGTAACCACAGATATGAGTATCTACTTGAATTGTCAATTAGATAGAACGGTAGAAGACCAGTCACCTTCTGTTACACAAAACTATAATATAAAACCTATATTTGCATAAGTTCTTGAGGTATAGCAAGACAAGTAGAGAAAATATTTGCTTGACAATAATAAAAACAAGAGTATAATTGTTCATAGAGCAAATAAAAATACCATTATAAAACAATCCTTATCTTAGAAATGCAATCTGACTAATTGCAATAGTCCAAAGATTATACAACAGGAGAGTAGTCAATGGCAGGAAATAGCACCGTATTTCTACGGTGCTATTTTTCTTTTATTAATTATTTATTATTTCATATATCATACCAATTAATCCAAACACAAAATAGTAATGTGCAGTAGTTAATACAAATGGAATAATTGGTTGCAACACTTCAATACAAATTTCATCTACATTGAATAAGGTAAGAATCCATCCGCATAGAAGTCCGTATAATATTCCACCTATCATTATTCCACTTCCTTAAATCCACCAGCTTTAGCAAATTCAACGACCTTCTGTACATCTTCTTGTGGAATATCTGCAATTTTCTTCTGCACAGCTTCCATAAAAGGTTCAACGAGGGTATTAATTAAAGCTCCAAATCTTTCGACCTGACGACTAACATATGCGTGTGGTTCATACATATTCTGCATAATATCAGACTTGTGCATATCAATAAGAGTTTTTATTTCAGATATTTCACTTGCAGGAATAAGTGATGGAATATCTTTTCTATCTATAACTTCACCAATCATTAATTTATCAAGTAACCCAGAAGACTTTAATAAGTCATAATCTGTCATAAAATTAGCATCATCACTACAAATAAGATTTGTATACTTCTCAATAACTTCTCTAACAAATAACATATACTGAACAAATGAATTAACATGTATATTGTCAGTTTTTCGGAACTTCGTTTCGCCATCTTTATCTGTATATTTTTCCTGTTCAAACATAGTTCTATCTGTAATAACTATTGCAATAGCATCTTTAACATTTATAGGAATATAAGATATAACCTTTAACTTTTCTTGTATATATCTTTTCTTTAATGAATCTGTACAATTTATATATCCTTCAACAAATTCTTTAACTGTTATTTTATTCATAATCCTTTTCTCCTTTATAAATCATTCTTCTACAATAGGTATAAATATAGTATATAATTCTGCGCTAAGTCCTAAACTAAACAATTCATCAACGGTCATTGAAGTAAATTCCACATCAATATTCTGGTTTCTGAGTATATTCATCTCTTCAACAAACTTATCCATATTTTCGGAGTCTTTCTTGATTTCTATATTTCCTGTCTTATTGCCTTCATCATCAAGAACTGGCTCACCATATTTCCTAATAAGATCCTGTCTTGTCTGATCGTAATCTGTATAGATACCAGAAAAACTTCTTATTATGCCAAGTAGCTTAAACTTAGAAAGAGATGTAATGTTAGAGTCGTTGTTCTCTATAATGCCTTTTGTTATCTCATATATGTTTGTTGCTTCGTAAAGCTTCATTATTTTCTTCATATTCAAATATTCTCCTTTATAATCTTGTATCGTTAAGAAACTTATTTATATCATAACGATAATTCACTTTTAATTTTTTCTTATTAATCAATATTGGATTACAATATTTCAATAAATCACTTTCATTGAAACTTTTCTTAGATAAAGAATTTATTAATCCATCCCATTCATCTATCATAAGAAAATATGTATTACCTGTTTTTCTAAAATCTAAAATAAACCCACTACAAACATTTTTATAAGTAGAAAACTTCTTTAATGATTCTACTTGATAGTGATGTATAATTCCTTTATCTTCTTTAGT